TACCACTTGGTAAAGTAACAGATGATAATTCTATAATGTCTCCTACAGATAAATCATGATCAGTGCTTGTTGTAATTGTACAAGTTTTAACTGATGTGCTATTTGTTGCTAGTGTTGAACTTGTAAAAGAATCTACCACTCCTGCATTGTTACATCTAAAAGGTGTTATGTCAAAAAGTTGACCTTCAAAATATAATAATAAAAATTTATCTGTGCCAATTGCAACATATCTATTACCTTCAGTATCTACGAAAGCATGTTGTTTTCTAGCAACACCAACAATAGAATCATTAAGAAGTGATTGCCAACCACCTACTTTTTCAGGTAGGCCATATCTAAATCTAACATTATCCGAATCAACCCAACGACCTTCTGCTCCAACAGCAGTGTCTTGTTTGTCAATACCAGGAGCAAACTTAATTTTAGTAAGCATGCTTTACTCCTATGATGTACTATTAGTTTTTATTTGCCAGCCTTTTGTGGCAGTTGTAAAGATTAGTGTTACACATTGATTGTTTGTAGTTAAATCTAAATCAGATGTACCACCTTGAATGTTTGATCCATTTCTTGCAACAACGCATTTATTCGTTCCAAAGCCATTAGATGCAGATACATCCATAATAGTTACTTCATCTCCTTGTGCAGGTGATGCAGGAAGTGTGATTGTTACAATGTTAGCAACTGTGTCAACACCGATTTGATCTCCAGCAACTGCTGTGTATGTTGTTTTGCTAGCTGCTGTTACTTCTGTAAATCCTTTTTCCATCATGGCTAAAGTTGTAGCTGGGACACTACCTCTAGAATATACTAAAACTTTTGCACCTTCTGGTAAAGGCACTTGCGTAGATGCGCTTTGACCGGTTGTTAATAATTTTATAGTGTGGCTATCAGCAGCTCCACCTCTAGTGGTTCCATCTTCTACAAAAAATATTCTGTTAGCATTACCACCAGATGTAGTTGCAGGCATTGTTAAAGTAGCATCGCCTGATAAAGTTCCAACAACTTTAATATAAAGATTTTTACCATTTGCAGTTGCGTCTCCATCAGCTAAACTTAAATCCACATTACCAGAACTTAAAGTTACTTCTACATAACCTGATGTTGCTGTTTGTAATAATTGTAAATTAGTATTTGTAATCGTTCCCCATAGACCTGCTTTTTCGCCGGTTGCTACAAGTTCTAATGATAAATCTGATGAAAATGTTGATGCCATATTAATAAGGTTTTATTGGTGTCCAAACCATGTTTGCTCCTGGTACTATATCATTCCATGTAATAACTCCCGGCTCTACTGTATCTAATGATAAAGCATTGCCGTCAAGTGTTATATTTGCGTCAGCAGTTATTGTAACATTACCTGTGGCCAAGGTCAAGTCAACACCTGAAGGTAAAACATCTACATCTATGCTGACTGTTGCGTTACCTGTATTTAAAGTTACCTGAGATCCCGTAGGACTTACATCTGCGTTAGCTGTAATACTTAAAGTACCGAGGCCTAAAGTTACTTGATTTCCTGTTAAATTTTCAACAACGGAATCAGCAATAATTCCTACACTACCTATAGTAATATTTACTTGATTACCTGTTACTGAAACATTTACATCACTATCTGGGCCTGATGTAGCAAATGGTAATGCTGATATTGCGTCAAATCCTAAACTCATAAATAATCCTTAAAAGGGGACAGTAGGTATGTGGTGGTGTACTGCCCCCATCTAAGAATTATATCATCGTTTGAACCAGTTAGGAAGACCTAAATGTGGACGCTTGTCAAATATGTTGTCCTTCGCTCCCCAAGTTTTACGATTGTTATAATGCAGAAAAACTTGTACGCATTCTTTACCTTTAAATTTTTCTCTCCAATGCTCTAACTCTACCCCTCTATAAACCAACATATCTCCTGGTTTTAAATCAACTCTAATACCTTTTGCTTTACTAGATGCTGTAATATTCTTACCGTCTGGTGCACCTACATTCTCATTAGGACTTAGATATATGGGCCAGTCATCACCACCAAGATTCATAGTAGTTGATATCTCGCAGCTAAATCTGTCTTTATGTCTTTTTAATTCATCACCTTTTTTATAAATTCTTGCATATGTGTATGCTGGATATAATTTTAGTCCTGTAGCTTTTTCCATACCAGGTTGACATTTAAGTAATAATGTTTCCATAGCCATATTAGCATATTGAGAATAAGTATTTGGTATTTGTTCATTCTCCCCTTCATAGTATCCTATGATAGTTTCAAATGGTGAAAAATATCTGGCAGCTCTACAAGTATCATAAACTTGTTTTTGCATACAAAAATAATTTGCGATAAAAGATGCAAGATCTTTTGATATGGCCTGTCGTATAACTGTATATTTATTTTTCTTAAACGACATCTTTAGCCATCTCCTTCGGTATCGCCTGTATATTCCAATGTATGAATCTAAAAGGTTCAATACCAAAATCTACTGCAAACTCATGTTCTAGATATCCTGGAAATATAATTAATGTTCCTGGTTTTGGTTTTAAATGAAATTGCTCGTGACCAGGCCATACACTTTTAATGTCTGGTTTCATTTTTAATTTTGTACATCTTGCACCAGTCTTTGGTTCGTGAAAGACAGGATAAGAAGTTTTATCACTACACTTTAAAAAGTAAAAACCTGATACATGTTGGTTCCAATGTATATGTGCTGAATGATGTCCACCACCTTTTTTAGCGAACTCTTGTACCCATATCTCACTGAATATAGTTGTGTATTGAGACATGTCATAACCTTGGTGATCTAAATACTCCCAAGACTTTTGACCAATGTAATTTCTAAAATCTAAAAAATCGTTGTCAGCTGTAAGCGGCGTTGAGTGATATGATCTTCCAAAGTCACCGTGTTTTTTTATAAATTCTTTTTCTCTTTTACGAGCATCAGCAATATATTTATTACTAGCTTTATTTAATGATTTAACAAACTCTGGTTTTTCTTCGCTCCATATTACAGTTGGAAAATAACTATTTATATACATTATCTAAAAGGCCTCCCTAAATGCCATACCACAAGACTATATCTTGTGCCTGATGTTACTGGTTTAACTCTATGCCATACAAAACTAGGAAATACAATGATAGATCCTTTTGGTAATATTTCTTTACACTGTATTCTATGTTTTGATTCATCTCGCATATGTGGATCATAGTTTCTAAAGTCAAACTCTAATTCACCACCTTTATATTCTGAACCATCTGTTAACTGACAAGTCATAGATAGTTTTCTTATTTTACCTTTTTCAGGTCCTTCTTTTTCGTAAGGTTTATCCCAACTATCACAATGCCAATCATAGTATTGATTTAATTTATATTTTGTAAACTGACAAGATTCAGATCTCTCCCAATCAAAGTTCCAACCAGCTTTTCTATTTGCTTCGTGAACATATGGGTGTAATTCTTTATATATCCAAGTATCATTTAACCATACTAAATCTGATTTTCTTTTTCTTTGCATATTTAAAACTTCTTCTTTATTTAATTTTTCTTTGTCATATCCACCAGTTCTAGCCATAACTTCTTTTTGTGCATTAGCATATTGTATTACCTCATCACAAAATTTAGGTGTCAACGCGCCACTAAAATACCAATAATAATTAGATATATTCATACGTTATAGTTTTTACAAAGTTTAAATTATCTTTCTGATTATTAGTTAAGTAATACATATTTGTTGATGGAAACATTATAAATTTATTATTAGTTAATGGTATATCCCAACTCCTGCCTTTTCGTCTATTGTCCTCATAGTGTATTTTAACCATACAATTTTTTACGTTAACACCATATAACAATGTGTAGTCTGGTGAGTTGCGTAAATCTACTGGATCTATATTTAATAAAGGAATTGATACTTCTTGAGGTCTATAAGTGTTGCCCCATGTTTCTTTGTTAACTAATTGAAGATTATATTCAAGATTAATATGTTCTATAATATAAGTATTCAACATATCCCAAGTTCTTGAGAATGGAAAAGGTGAATCTGTAACGTTTGAAGTTAATATATCTTTTTGTAATTTATCTCGATCAATATCCCAATCTTTGGGCATTGCCACATCACCATAATATAATGCTATTTCAGATAATACTTTCTTTTGCATACCACATACCTTTATAATTTATGCGTTACTATCTGTCAAGTCCCAGGACTGACCTTCTTCATTCCAATTATAAAACCATCGATGAGTATTAGCTGCGTTTTGTGATTCTTGTTCTGCAGTTAACGCAGGAGCATCACCTATTGGTGAAACCCAACTAGCAGTTGTAAGATTTTTTACCCAAGATGGATAAGGTTTTTTTGGAAAAAACATATTATTATCTTCGTCCCATTCATAACCAATACCTGCATAATTGCCTCTCAAAGGTGTTCCGCCATTTTTATGTTGATTTTTTGATGTATTGTATGAAGTTTGAATCCACATTGGTGCAGGCCAATTATTATGTAATTCTAAATATTGTTGACCAACAGTTTCATCTTCAACACCATCAGCGTTAAGCATATCTTTATTATCTAAAGTTAATACTGATATAACTTTTCCGTTAGCTCCTAGTTTTGCAAAATGTGCCATAATGTTTCTCCTTATATATTAATTTTAATTACCATTCAACTATTGAAATCTATACCTTATTATTACTATGCCTGAACCACCGTTAGCAGGATCATTTCCTGTAGGGGGAGTACCAGCTCCATTAGCTCCAGCTCCACCTCCACCACCAGTATTAGTTGTTCCAGCAGTAGCACCACCTGGACCACCGCCACCAGCACCGCCACCACCTGTGCCTCCGGCTCCTACAACACCTGGACCAGGGGGACCACCCCATCCACCACCTCCACCACCTGCTCTTGCAGTTGGTGTTCCATTTATTGAACTCGTTGCACCCGCACCACCATCAGCACCATCTTGATTTCTATTTCCTCCAACAGCTCCTGCAGCAGTAGCACCGCCACCAGCACCTCCACCACCATTTCCATCAGGATTTTTTGCACCTCCTGGTTCACCTTGAGGTGGGCTTACAGGTGGTGAATTACCAACTCCTCCACTAGATGGACCACAGGCTCCATTTCCTCCACCTGCACCTCCACTTAAACCTACACCTGGAGAATCATTTTTAGGTCCGCCTCCACCACCGCCTGTAGATGTTATTGTTGAAAATATTGAATTGTCTCCTGAAGTTCCACCACTTGGAGCACATCCTTTTGCTCCACCTCCACCCACTGTAATAGGATAACTTTGAGCTGACACAGGTAAAGCAGCGACTGGACTTGGAGAAGAACCTAAAGGAGATACAGCATAACATCCAGAGGCTGTCCCTCCAGATTCTCTATATCCTCCACCACCACCTGCTCCTCCTTGTGATCCTGATCCACCACCACCGCCAGCTACTACTAAATAATCTACTGTGTTTGAACCTGCTGGAGAACCTCCTGCACTTACACAAAAAGTTCCTGGACCTGTAAAAGTGTGAACTTTAAAATTTGTACAAACAGTTGTAATTGTTCCTCCGGTTGCTGATATAAAATTACTTCCCTGATTTGCAAAATCATTATCTTGAATAGATCTCCAACCTACCGTGCTATCAATATAAACTAAAGTTAGTCCTTCACCTTCTGTGGATAAACTAATTCCACCCTGACCACCATTAATTTTTTCTGAACCATTTGGCACAACCGCAAGAGCTGCTGTATCAAAAGTATTTCTATAATCTTGAAAAGAAACTATTGCCCCTGCTGATCCTGCAGGTAAGTTTGCTGTAAAACCTCCACCATTAGTGTCACAAAAAAATCCTTGACCATTTACAGCTGTAAAAGTTGTTGTTTTAATATCACTTGTTTGCCAGTCTACAGTTCCTGTTCTTCCAAATCCTGATTGTGATGCACCTGAAGCAAGTGTTACTGTTTTACCAGATTCACCTAAAGTTAAAGTGCTTCCTGATCTTGTTGTTACTGTATTTACTTTTATTGTACTCATAATCTACCTATTGAAATCTATACCTTATTATTACCACACCAGAGCCACCTGTTCCACCACAACTTAAAGGATGACCACTAGCTCCACCACCACCACCGCCTGTGTTATCAGTTCCGTCAGTTGCGTTTGGATCTGGTGCTGTATTTTTTCCACCTGTTCCACCGCCTCCTGTACCGGCGGCTCCACCGGCAGATGAATTTTGTCCTGAACCACCACCTCCTCCTCCTGCTCTTGCAGTTGGGGTACCGTTAATACTAGATGTTGCTCCTGCTCCTCCAGCACCGCCTGTCCCTGGACTTGGCACTCCATTACTTCCTGCAGCAGTTGCGCCTCCACCGCCACCGCCACCTCTATCTCCTGGAGATGATTGTGCATTACCACCATTAGTTCCTTGAGCTGGAGTTGTTGAAGGAGTATTACCTGCTCCACCACTTGAAGCGCTACAGTTTCCTGTACCACCTCCACCAGAACCACCCGAACCTCCTGTTGGTTGAGTTCCAGCACCATCATGACCTACACCAAAACCTCCTCCAGCACTTGTAATTGTTGAAAAAGTGGATGTTCCACCTGCGGTTCCATTATTTGCACCTGGAGAAACTGAGCTACATATACCTGCAGTACCTCCTCCTCCAACTGTTATTGGAAAAGAAGTTGCTGTTACTGTAATTCTATTACCAGGTGTTGGGAATCCTTGCGTTGGTGAACCTGTATAAGGTGAACCTGGACTTACTACTTCTCTATAACCACCAGCACCTCCGCCACCTCCGGCATAGTAACCACCTCCGCCACCACCACCAGCTATGACTACATAACTAACTAAATTATTAACTGCAGCGCAACAAGTTGCTATTCTGTTTACTGTAAAAGTTCCTGGACCTGTAAAAGTGTGAATTTTACAATTTCCTGATATAGTTTCAGTACCTCCTGTTGCACCGATAAAAGGAGGTGTTCCTGTTTCTGTATCTTCTGCATTTTGAACATTTATCCAACCTTTTGTTGAATCAACATAAACTAATGTTAATGCTTGACCATTAACATTTAAAGTTAAATCATCTGCAATTCCACCAATTTTTTCACTACCATTTGGACTAATTATAAAATTATGTGTTGCAAAATTTCTTGCATAATCTGCAACTGCTACAATTGCTCCTGCACTTCCTGCTGGTAAATTCATTGTTATTGAACCACTTGCATTTATAAAATATCCCTCCCCATCTGCTGCTGTAAAAGTTGTAGTTTTAGGAGTTGTTTGCCAATCAACAGATCCTGATCTTCCAAAACCAGTTTGCGATGCACCTGATGCTAAAGCAACAGTTTTTCCACATCCACCTACAGTTAATGTAGATCCTGATTCTGTTGTTATTGTGTTTACTTTAATTGTACTTGTCATAATTATTGAAATTTATACCTTATCATTACTATA